AGATTTTAGAATTACATGTAATTGGCTTCTTAACAGAGAAGGTTCACCACACCAATAATTAATCTTCAAAAAATTCTCTATCCCAATCTTTTGTAGATTGGAAAAACATATAATATGCTCTAAAGTCTTTTAGTGTTTGTTTTGCATGAAAAAGTTCTAAAGGAACATCTGGACTTACATTAGTCAAAGGTATATAATAACGTTTAATAATACGTTCTAGTTTTCTTATATCACGTGCTAATGCATCTAATAAAATATTATTAAACTCTCGGTCAGTTACAAGATCCTTGAGCCAATAGTGATGCGGATCTTCAGGATTATATCTCCTGGTAACTTCACGTGTCTGGTAATACAAAGCACGAACTGGATTCATACCTGGTCGGTATAAATTCATAACATCTCTAAACCAAAAACTATCATGTTCGGTATTTAAATTTTTCATCACCGATGTATAGTCTCTTCTCAATGCATTTCTTAAATTATCGACATTATCCTTTAAATGACCAAAATATTCCTTGTGCAACCTTGTTGCAATTTTTTGATATTTGGGTTCTAGTTTGTCGAAGTATAAATCCTTTATTTCATTTATACTATATGTGCCTTCTAGTAATGCATGTGGTATAGTTTTTGTTTTCTGATACCTGTCAAGTTCGCTTTGTATTCGCAAGACATTAAAATCTATGATTTCGCCATTGCTCATACTTGTATTTATGACGTATGTATATCTAATATAGTGTGCAGTTTTTCAGTGCCGCCGTTTTTATAAAGTGTAACTTTTGCACCATTATGCAGAGGTTGAGGCCATGTGCCTATATCTACCCAAGCATACCCACTACTTTCGCCGTTAAGTTTTGGAGGGAGAAATTCTTTTTCTATTACATATACAAAACTGTAATAATAAAACTTCTTGTCTTTACTTTGAAATACATCTATTGGATTTAATTTTTGCAGTTCTGGAACGAACCCAATTTCTTCTTCTAATTCTCTTTGAATACATTCATACGGAGTTTCAGTGCCTTCGAGAATGCCTCCCCAAAAGCCCCATGTGTGTTTAAATCGTTTGTCTGAATTTCTTAACTGTAGTAAACATCTGCCTGTATCTTTAGCAAGAAAAACGACGCCTGCCGCTGTAGTTTCCATTTATAATGCTAATTTCCAATATCCTGGATTATATATTCCTTCATAACTACTTATCCAAGAATTTTCATGCCATCTATATTGTTTGGATGTATTACTGTTAGTTACATAGTTATTATCTGTAACTGTAGAAGCATCAAATACTACTGACCATGCAGTTCCATTGTATTGAATAATATCATTTTCACTTGCGTCAACACCCCAATTAGGATGCCCTGTAGCAGATATATCTTCTGTGATTAAATATCGTTGCCCATCTGCGGCCGCGGCCAATGTTCCATCTCCTGGATAATTTGCTCTAGCATCTATAATTTTATCTACATTTGTTAATGTGTTAGATGGTAATGTGTCAGTGTCTAGTGTAAACACTAATGTTGTATCATTACCTGGTAATGCCGCAATCTTACCTGTAACCATATTTAAATCTGAATCAGTATCATTTGATATATTTAATTTTAGTTTACTTGTAGAAGTAAGTTCGCCTTGCATTTCTATAATGTCTGCCCATTTTTGAGCCTGACTTGCATTATTAATTAATATTGCTGTAGCACCTGCAATTTGCACATAGTAATCATTTGGTGTAACAACTACTTCGGCCGTATCAGCAATATCTTTAAAGAAATCATAATAGCCTTCTAAGAATCCTAAGTCTTCTATGCTATTTGTTTCATGAACATCTGTTACAATTTGTTGTATAATACTTTGACGTTTGACTTTTGCAGGAGGACTCAACCAAATTGGAACTGCAAAGTTTAGTGTTGAAATATCTATTTGCTCATCAACACCTACAGGCACACTTCTATTACTCCATTGTATGTCTATTAATTCTACTTCAAATATATTTGTCCAATCTATTGGATTATCGTTTTGTGATAATTGTAATGATGGATTGAACAAGATTAATATTTGTTCTAGTATTTGCATTTTTGTATCAGTGTTAGTTGTCCATATGTCTACATTAATTGTTAAGTTATATGGAACAGGCATATATTTTTGTGTTGAATATAAATTACCTTGAACAGTATCGTATCTGTTTTCGTCTGATATAAAATTACGTTCTGCTACTTGTTCTGTAGCAACAAGAAAAGGATCTAGTGTCCTGTCTCTTGCAATCTGTAAACTGCCAATTGTTACTGTGATAAAAGGAGCACTATTAATAACGTTCTCTGAATTGTTACGCAATATACTTGCAACCATTCTACTCATGTCGCCATATCTAGCAGGAACACGATTATAATGCTTTCCTTTTTTTGTATTTTCTTCTACTTTAAAATTAGAGAATATTCTGATAAGTTGAATTAAGTATCTTTTCAACTGCTCATCATACCACCAATCTAAATTTTTGCCAGCCATTAGTTATCCGTTTTTGGCTTTACAGCCTTACTTAAATTTGTTTTCTCTGGTGCTACTTCACCATCAGTATATGTTACAAATGTATCGTTGTTTATAAATGTTTCTAAAAGTGTATTAGCCGCCGCCCAATTACCGGACAAATCAGATCCAACATTTAACCAACGTGTGCCATCTTTCTTAAATAGTCTGTTTGGCGAGAAGTCTGTTCTTAGGAAAAAGTCGCCATCATTGGTTCCACTAATTGGAAACGATGAACCACTACCTACAACACTAACACCATTTGGAACTTCGCCTACGTTGTATCCTACTCCAGGCTTGCCTGTTGATTCTTCAACAAACAAATGGCTAGAATCTAGTTTTATATTGTTTGGTATATCAAGTTCTGCTTGTTCCAGTATCTTGTCGTTGATAATAATCTCATCTTTATACTTACTGATAAGATTTCTAAGATCTTCTTCCTCTTCACCAGTGCCAAGTATATCTCTGTATTCTTGACTGTCTGTTATAGGACCAACTTTTGTTCTCCACAAATGTGGCCACCAACGAGGATCATATCCTTCTGCAGGCCTACTTGCATCTGTAACAACAAAAAATCTATTAATTGCATCATCACTTCCTAATAACAAGTCATCTCTTAGATGAGGTATTTCTAAAACATCACCTGGCATCAATCTTCTGCCTAATGCTTCTACCATGCTTTCTATGTGGAAGTTAAAGAATAAAGTATCATTTGCTAAAAACATACCAAATTGTGTTAAGTCAAATGAATCGTTATCGCCTAAATTGTATTGTGCCCTTAATTCAAATATATCTTTACTGTATTTTCTATCTCTGTTTTCTAAAAATAGCAAATCCTGTATAAAGACTTCTGAGTTATTACCTGCTGAACCGCCTGGTCTTGTAGGGTCTCCTGTTGCAGGAGTATCTTGAATTCCCAAATATTTGTGAACAAATATTCCTGTTCCACCCGCAAAAATGTGTTCTCCAACAATTCTATCAATGAATTCGAAGTCTTTAGTCTTTACCGGGTTCCATAAACTTAATCTAGGCATACTACTATTTATCGGTTATGCCTGTTTAAGGTGAGACAGTTCCATTTTCATACCACAACAGTCAACGCATGTAATACATTGCTTTGTTCTACCTTCCAATGTTAGTTCTCCTTCAAAGTCGCCATTTATACCCGCAGGTAATGTGTTTTTATAATAAGATGATGATAATATATTGTGTATATTATTTGTGTCTGATAGCACTATATCTGTGTTTCCAAGCATTGTTTTTAATTGTGTTTCACCATAATTCATTCTAGAACCTATAAAACAGCAAGGATAAACACTTCCATCACAGTCTAAAAATATCTCATAATGTTCGTTTTCAGGCTGACTTGCTATGCAATCTATATCAATAATTTTGCCAGGAAACAGTTGTTCGTTCTTAAAATCGTAAAATTGATTGTTCTCTAACACTTGATTAGGCGCAACATCTGGATAGTCTGGGTCTATATAATCTTCTGTAGAATGAGGTTTTATTGTGTATAAAAGAGAATATAATCCCATATCATTTGGATTTCTGTCATATACAGGTATTGTTTTTAGCATACCATTAGACAGTTTAGCAAAACCATAGGGTTCTTTGAAATTTACATCTACTCCAAACTTACTTGCAAGATGTCTTATTTCTTCCCATTGATGTTGATTATGTGCAAATTTTAGTGTGTCAAACTGCCCTAATCCTTGTCCACCATTATTGAAATAGGCTTTCATATTTCTGTATAAATTTGACCACTTGACGTTTTTTCTATAAATGTGATTTGTGTCCTCAAGACCATCTACTGCAAAAACCACTCTGCAATTAGTGTTGTGAAATAACTCACCTATACTTTTCCAAAAGTTTTTGCTTCTAGCACCACCGTTTGTTCGCATCATTATTCTTGCATTAGGATTACATTTTAAAATATATTCAAAAATATCAACAAGTTCTAATGCACTAGAAGGGTCGCCTTTATTACCACAGAAGTTCCAATTCATAACTTTAGAACAAAAATCATCTCCAAGATATTTTGTAAAATGTGCTAATCCTAATTCTTTATCAGTAACAATATCCTTTACAGGTCCTCCTTGAAAAGACCTTATACATACAGGACATTGAGCATTGCATCTATCAGTTGCTTCAACATGAACTGCTGTTATGTGATTATTATACATATTACATACTTATCATTAAATCATTAAAGCATGTTTTTTTACCGATAAATAGTGCAACAGGAGAGGTGGCTGAGTGGCTGAAAGCGGCACCCTGCTAAGGTGTTATACGAGTAATCGTATCGAGGGTTCGAATCCCTCTCTCTCCGCCAGGATTAGATATGTTTAGATTTATATACAAATACAATCATACAAATACGCCAGACATACCGTTGGCACAAGAAAACTATTCTTTTGAAGAAATAACGCAACTATTTGAATGGCGAGATCATTACTCTCCTGAATTTCAAAATTTAAAAGTTAGCCATTCTATGCAAGAGCCTGCAGACCCAGATGATGTTTGTGTATTTCCTATAGACTTTCAAAGCACACCTATTGACAGCATAATGTATCTTGTTGAAAAAATTTGTGGTGATGCAGAAACTTATTATCCTAATAACAAGAAGATTGTTTTGTTATATACAACAACTGAACCATTTTACTTTAGACAAGAAGATCATATTATATTAAAAGTTTTGCAAAAGTTTAAAAATATTAATTTTATACTAAGTGGCTCAGGTCATACGCATATGACTACTACAGGAGAAAAAATATTAAATATGCCAAATGTTACATTTATTCCAAAACTTTGGTATTTTGATAGAGTGCATTTAAATAAAAATATAAAGAATCATGCAGGTTATCATTTCTTAAATGAGGAAAAAGATATACCTAAAGACATACCTGAATATATAACATGTCCAAATAAGTTTCTTTTAACAATGAGGAATCCTAGACCTCATAGATTGATTATGTCTTCGCTTGTAGAAAATAATGAAACTTTAAACGCAACTAGATACAGCAGAAACTGGTCAGCAAATGGATTGTATATGCAAGACATGTTACAAGACAAAGAAATAGGAATACAAGAATCTACATATCAGACTTATTTAATGTTTCACAGTTTAGATGTTTTAAGAAAAGAAGTTAATGAAAAACAATATAGAACTATAATAGATACAACATTTGATTATTCACATGTTTTAGATATGGATAGTATTGCTGATAGAGGCCGACCTGCACCTTGGCTCTATGATAATATAAACATTGTGATTGTTGCTGGCGGAGAAGGACAAGGATACGGATATGCAGACGAAAAACAAATGATACCAATGTATTATAAAAAGCCATTCATAAGTTTTGGTTGTAAGGGTATCAATGAAGAAATGGAAAAAATAGGATTTAGTGTTTTTAGAGACTGCTGGGATCTAAGTTGGAGTAATGCAGATACTCTTTGGGAAAGAGTAAATGGATGCCACGAACTTATGAAAGAATTACAAGCATTAGCATTAGACGATATGGTTGCAGTATTAGATAAAACAAGCGAACAAGTAAATCATAATTATTACCATGTTACTAAAGGCATATTTAGATTAGAAAGCAACGAACAGTTTATGAGGAGTATGATCAATGCCTGCCGTTAGAGGAGCAAGACCAATTAGGAACAGTGAAGTTTTAGACTTTCATAACCAGTTACCTAAATTAGAAAATGTAAGTTTAGAGCATTATGATAGTGTATGGAGAGAGTGGATGAATTACGGCGAACTAAATTCTATAACAGGATTAGAAGAATTTAATTTTGCAGACTATACACAAGGAACAAGTCAAACATTTGACCAATTCATTTTAAGGCATAGTAAAGACAGAGAAATACTTGTTTTAAAAGGGGATTTTCAATATCATGCTTGTTTAGGTAAACATGTAGAATTTAAATATGTAGATTATCCGCACCAATTAGAATCAGTAATAAGAGGACCTGATTTACATGCATTAATTATAAGTGCTCCATTCAGTGACTTTGGTTGCATTCATCCAGACTTTGATAACATTTTAAGAGTATGTAATGTAATGCAAATACCTGTGTGCTTAGATTTAGCATATTGGGGAATCAGTAAGCATATTCATTTAGAATTAGAAATGTATCCTTGTATAACTGACGTTACATGCAGTTTAAGTAAACCATTTTTTACACTAGAAAATCACAGAGTAGGAATTAGATGGACACGAGAATATGTTGACGATGGTGTTAGTATGCTAAATGAAGTAAGTATGCAAAATAATCACAGTATGTCCTTGGGAGTAGAATACATGAGGCATTTTGGACCAGATTATAATTGGACAAAATATGCAGAAGCATACGGTGATATCTGTCACGACGAAGATTTAGTTTGGAGTGATACTGTTATATTTGGATTAGGCGACGATGTTAGACATGCTGAGTTTAACAGAGGCGTTCATGGAAACTATAGAGTCTGTATAAGTGAGTGGTTAGGTGATGTCTAATCTAAATTTATTTTCTGTAGGAGAACAATGGGATTGGGATAGATTCATTGATTTGCAAATGGGTTACAATTACTTTGAGTATGTTGCAAAAGAATGCTTTAAAACAGATTATCAAAAAGTAAATAATTACAGTGATATAAAAGATTTATACAGGCACGAACCAAGCAGTGACATTGCTATAAGATTTGATAATTGTTTTGCAAAACCAAATCTAGAAACAATGTTAAATTCTAATATACAATCAATTATAGAAAAAACAATTTTGAGAGGATTTAATGTTTTACTTTATGTTCCAACAGAATCATTTACAAAGCAAGATTTAAGATCATGTAGCAGATACTTCAGGCATGAAA